CTCTTTAAGCCACGATCCAAGAGCCATGCCTCTTTAAGCCACGATCCAAGAGCCATGCCTCTTTAAGCCACGATCCAAGAGCCATGCCTCTTTAAGCCACGATCCAAGAGCCATGCCTATTGTTCACTCTAGCCACGATCCATGCCTATTGTTCACTCTAGCCACGAACCATGCCTATTGTGCACTCTAGCCATGAAAGACCACTGGACCGTGGGTTATTTGTCCCAGAATCAAACGAGCTTCCAGCACGCTTATCGCTAAAATCACGTGCTGGAAATTTTCAATTTGTTTCCTGGGAATTGTGTGCTATAATATAGCGGAAGCCTACATAGACTGAATGCAACCTTTACTGATTCCTAAATCATGAAACTCTTCATTCTACTGTTGTCCCTGATCTATGGCGATACTGTTGATTCAGGCACAATAATCACAATCAATGATGTGGCCGAGCCAACAGCCTCTGTTACGTGGGATGTTTTGGAACCTGCGGACCTAGAGATTTATTTCTACCCAATCAAGCTGGCTGATGGCACTTACCTCGATGACCGCTCTCTCGTGATTAACGCCAAAGACAGAGGCATGGACTACGATATACGACTAGTTCGTGATGCTCTAACGATTGATTGGGATGCACGGACCGTGGCTCGTAAGAAGACTGTCCAATTGTATCATGTTAGGTCGGCAGTACCGAGCGTCCCGCCAACAGCCACGCTCAACGTGTCCAAGGACAAGATCGTTAAGGGCGAAGCCACGATCCTTGATTGGCGAACAACGGACGCCAAGACGGTACGCCTTAATGGCGAAGCCATTGTTCCTAATGGAACAAAAACGGTCACACCAGACATAACCACCACTTATCTCTTAACTGCCGAGTCCGGCAACCTACGAGCCACTGATCAACGAATCGTTACTGTTAGTGACCTACCGCCGCCTATAATCAATGAACCGGGACTCCATGTATTAATCATTGAGCCAGATGCCACGCGTCGCTCATATGAAATGGCTCGTTTAATCGGCCACCCAACGGTCACCAACTATCTGAATCAGAACTGTGTCCGATTAATGGACACAGCACAATGGCGTGTGTTTGATCCAAAGATGGACCTGACCAACACACCCTCTCTCTGGAGAACAATGATGGCCCGGCCACGCACCACTCTCCCTTGGCTCGTGGCAACGAACACCTATTCTTCGTTCGAGGGACCGTGCCCGATGGACCCAAACACCTTCGTTGCTCAGATTAAGGAGCTATTGAAGTGAGTTTTTCTTCCGACCTATCCAACCTGACCATAATCGACGAATCAAACTGGCAACAGTTCGTGAAACCACGAACTGCGAACCAAGAGTACTCGGTGTCGGGCTACATACCACGTAATCTACGTACCCATCCAAAGGGTTACTCTGCTGCTGTTCCGCCATTCCCGAAGGAACTATACATCCCTCGGTCTGAATGGCCACGATTGATTGAGGAGAAACAGAAGGAAGGAACTCGTCTATCGGATATCATCAAACGTGCAGGGTCACATGTTCGTTGGTTGAACCAGAATCCAACTAACTATTGTTGGTGTTACGCAGTCATTCACGGTATTATGATTGTGCGACTGGTCGCCAATTTCCCCTTCGTTCGTTTGTCACCATTCGGTGTCGCTTGTCCAATCAAGAACTACCAAAACAACGGTGGTTGGGGAACGCAAGCCGCTGAATACGCAGCCATTCATGGTTGCCCGGATGAAGCTTTCTGGCCACAAGGTACACTAGGCCCGGACAACGGCTCACGCAACATGGCCGCAATCAATCAAGGCCGACAGTATTTCGAATCATCCCGTGAGAATGCACTTCTGCACCGCATACAACAGTGGTATGATTGCAGCGATGATTTCGATGCCAAGGGCAGTCTCATGCTTCGCAACATCCCTGTACCCTCTGGCTACAGTTGGATGGGTCACGAGATGTGCTCAGTTGATCTAACAATGGACAGCAGCGGACGATTCGGCTGCACCGACATGAACACCTACACGGACGATGGGTCTTTCGACGGTTACAACCTCACTGAATCACGCGGCACTGGTGAAGATCAGTCCGCTCCACTTTTAATTACGGCGATCTAATCATGGCACTATTCAAGAAACCAGAAGGTTACGACGCAGTCATGGAAGCCGCGAGACAAGCTCGCGAAGCTCACATAATCAATCGGTTTGAGTTCCTTAGATTGGAACTTTTCGTCCGACGACCGAAGAATTGTGCATGGTTGCTCGAACGATTAACAGTTGAAGCCGGGAACCGTGGAATCAAAATCCCGCTCAAAGGCAATAAGGCTGATTGGACGCAGTTGATTGCCTTCATCAAAGAATTGATTCCTTTGATCATGGAACTAATTAAGTTATTCTCATGAACATCGAAACCAAACTAGAGAAATGTGCACCTGACGACCCGAACCGGTGTCAAACATCGGCTGCTGGTGGACAGTGTCAGTACTTAGCTGTCCCTGGACAACAGTATTGTTCTCGTCACGGTGGACGGACAGCAGCCACGAACCAAGAGCTTCAAAAATCGAACCAGTACAGAATTCAACTTTGGCAGCGACGACTTGACGAATTCAGTGAAACGGAAGATATCAAGTCTCTCCGCGGCGAGATTGCTATCTTACGTCACTTGACGGAATCAATTTGTAACCAATGCAAGAGTCACACTGATCTCATCCTGTACTCAGGTCGCATCGGCGACATGATTATGAAGATTGAGAAGTGTGTAACGAGCTGTGATAAGCTTGATTCAAAGATGGGTTTGGTCCTTGACAAGACCGCAGCCCTGACCCTTGCGAGCCGAGTCGTTGAAGTAATCACAAGTCATGTTACTGATCCTGACGTTGTTGATCGTATCAGTGCTGGAATCATTGACATTCTTGGTGCGATTGGAAAGGGCGAACCGTGAATTCAACAGACGTTATAATCGTCATCTTGGCTGTGGGACAGTTCATCAACGCATTGATGATTGCGAATGCATTCAAAACAACGCGAGAAGAAACGGCAGCGATTCGGAAAAGAGTCAACCGTCACAGTGACATACTGAAGCACTCATGAATCCGATTTGGACTTACATAGCTGGCCTGTTCACCGTGATGACCACGCTATATGCAACGTGGACGAACTATCGTACAAACAGAATTAAGAATGAGTATGATGGTAAATTCACCGCTGGTCGATTAAAGATTGAGTCTGCTATCGCAGATGCTAAAATCATAATTGATGAAAAGGTCACTGAATCAAAAGTTCAGATTGAACAAGACACGCTGCTTTTCGCTGAGTATCGCCATCTTGTTGAGGGATTCAAGGCAACAATTACTAATTTACAAAGCACCGTTAATCATCTTGAAGAAGGATTGACACATTGTGAGAAACATCATCAGGAAGCGTTGATTGAGAATACTTCTCTCCGCTCAAACATGATACTCTTACAGAAATCAATTGATGAATTACAACGATCGCACCAAGTAACCAAGAATATTGGTACGATAGAGCAACACATGCGTGAGTCTGGTGCATTAGTTGTCAGTAATGAGACTGGTGCAATCATGGAATGGAGCTACGGTGCACAAATCTTATTTGGATTCACGAAAGAGGATGCCGCTGGTCAACAGATTGCTGATTTGCTTGTGCCACTAGACTTACGTGAGGCACATAATACAGCGTTTCGGCGATTAATGGCATCACAACGAACAACAATCAGTCATCAAATCAAAGACATGCGTGCTTTGACAAAAGTTGGTGATGAAATCAGAGTTAACATCAACGTACAAGGCTACAAGAAAGGTGAACACTGGATTGTGACTGCTGTGTTCTTACAGATATGAACGCCAAACTTTTACAAGCATTGATCGACGATCTGCCGAATAATGATTACGATCCAAAGAATGGACCGTGTGGCGGCATCGTTGATTTACCAATCGGACATTGGAAACTGGATGTGCCGATTAATTGTAAACGTGGTCTTCACATCCGTGGCCAATCACATGAAGCCACGAAGTTGATTCCGATGCACAGTGGTCCTGTTTTCCAATATTTTGATCGTGGACGAACGTACCCTGATGATTTGCAATTCTCCAATTTTGGCATCATTGGTAATGGTGGCCAATCAGGGATAGAAGTTGCAACTGGATCAGCAGAAGTACAAGCTGTTGCGGTGAAAATTAACAATGTACATGTGCATAACCAGAAATATGGCATTTTGATTGCACAAGGTATCGGTTGTTCAATTACCAACAGTTTGCTCACGAACTGTGCAACATATGGTGTCTTCCTTGATTATCAGGTTGCATCAACAACGTCAACAACGATACAATCAACATATGCCACTTTGTGTGGCGAAGCTGGTTTCTATTTCGATTACGGCGGTTATGTTAATTGTGTTGCATGTGGCTCAGACAGTGGTAAAATTGGTTATTACTTCGGAAATACACTCACAGGCTCATTGATTGCTTGTGGTGCTGAACAGAACACTGTTTGTGGTGTGATGTGTCGTGATACAAAAAGTGCATTGATTAATGCGCATATAATCAGTGCACTTGAAATAGAAAATATGCACGGCGTCATACTTCAACGTGCAGAGAAGACAACGTTACTTAATTGCTTGATTAATCACACTAAAGCGTTGTCTGGTTTCGGTGTACAAATCATTGAACAACGAGGATTGACAAGAGACATAAATTCAACTTACTTAGGTAAGATTGAAGAGAAACCGTACAATTTGCCAAAAGCTGTAACCACATGAAATATTTAGCTGTTGCTCTCGTGATTCTGTTTCTTGCTCTGGTACATTTCCAGAAGCAAGAGTCACCGTCTTGGCGAGATAAGCCAAACGCCGTTGGTGATTGGCTCGTGCCAGGACCAGAGGGCTGGGCACTAGTGCTTGAAATCGACGCAGACTCAGTCGGCATGAATCAAGGCACAAGGGTCTACGGTCCGATTCCGAAGGACAAGTAAATGGCTAATCAAACTGGTATATTGTTTCAATTGATTTTTGAACGTGACACACAATGGGGCACGTACCGTGATTCAATCACAGTACCTGCCGCTGGACCGATTGACATTGACACATTTCTTGGGTTGACGAATGCACAATTGCGAGCCAAGTTTGATCGCAATCGAGCTTCCCTGATTGCGGAGATTGACGCTCGAATCGCTGCATGGGGTGCAACGATTGAAGCAGCACGGAATCAACAGTAATGCCACTTTATCTCAAAGCCGCTGGCGGTAATTGGACCGCTGCTGGAACCTGGTCAGCTACCGGGTCTGGTGGCGGCGATAGTGCTGGTCCACCTACAGCCGCAAGTGATTGTATCGCTGAAGCTGGTAGCGGCAACGTGACTGTCAATAGTACTTCTGTTTGCAGATCATTTGATTGTACCAGTGGAACTGGAAACTATGCCGGAACAATCACAATCAATGCTAGTTCTTGGACTTTTGGAGATGGTACTGCTGGTGCTGGTAGTGTGATTTTGAAATTGGCGTCTGGGGTAACTGTAACCATTACGACTGGATCTATTATCCTAGAGACTACAAGTGGAACAGCACAGGTAATTAATTCTGCGGGCAAAACTTTGCCTGCTATAACGATTAACGGGGCTGGCGGAAACGTCGTACTTGAAAGCAACATAACTTCAACGGGCCAACTCACTCATAATAGAGGCACGCTGCACGTTGACGGGGCAAGTGACAATTCTGGCTTGTCTCATTCTTGGGTTGCGATGAATTCGTCTAATGCCTTCACGAGAACTTTGACACTGGGAACAGCCACTATTACTTTGACTGGAACTGGTGGTAATGTGTGGACGACGGCCACTGTAACAAATTTGACTTTTAGTGGTGCCAGTTCTTCTCTTATATTTACTGGCCAAAGTCCGCAATTGATTGCTGGTGGAAGGACTCTTGGAAATGTGACATTCAGTACTACGGTAGAGAGTGGAACTATTGACGTATCCAATTTTACGTGTACTAATTTTACGTGGACGAACACAGGGACTCATGTGTCTTCTCAGTGTGCAGTAAGAGGAGCCTTTACGGTTACAGGTGTATTCACACTCACAGGTGCAAGTGGAGGATACAGATTATTTGTTCGATCAGTAACTATCAATGTTCCGCAAATAATAACCCTGACTGGTGCAACATATGCTGTGTCCAATTGTGATTTCAGAGATATTACTCTAGCTCGGACCGACTCCGGTGGACTGGACCTAACGAATGGTGGGGCAAATCTTGTAGGTGACGCACAAGGTAATACACGTACTGGTGGAGATGGAACTGTTACGTTCACCACTCCGGCAACACAAACTTGGCAGAACGTGGCTGGTGGGGCATGGTCCACAGCAGCTAATTGGTCTGGACGAGTTCCGCTTCCTCAGGATGATTTTACTTTTGCTGGAGTTGCTTTCAATTCAGGAATCACTATAAATGCAGGAGCGAGCCAAGTAACAAGATTTGGTAAGTCGGGGACTATGTCCGGTTTCACTTTCTCTGGAACAAAGCCTATTTTCAGTATTGCCAGCCTTCCAAAGATTATTTATGGATCATTGACACTTGCAAGTAGTGCCGACATGACTTTGACTATGACTCAAGGCATTACCTTTGAAGGTAGGGGAAGCTTTACCTTGACGACCAATGGCAATACATTCGGGTCTGACTTAAATCTTCAAATGATTACTGGAACGTTGACTTTGCAAGACGCTTTGACTATGGGTACTGCTGGAGATTTGACTGTCTCTAGTGGAACATTCACCACGAACAATTTTAATGTGTCCACTAGATCTCTCCTTTCCAGTGGGGCTTCTACTCGTGCTATTAATTTGGGAAGTAGCGTTGTTACTCTTACATTTGCTTCAGGAACGGTAGCCTCGCTTACTTCTACTGGAATAACCTTTAATGCGGGGACTTCTGTAATTGCACTACCAGACACAGGAGCATCAACCAAAACATTTACGGGTGGTGGGTTGGTCTACTACGATGTTCTGATTTCTGCTGGTGGTGCTGGGCCATACGTCTTCGCTGGAAACTACACGTTTCATAAGATGTCAATGACAGGCACAGGAACAAAGACTATTCACATCGCAGCAGGTAATTCAGTTACTCTTACTGGTGGGACAGACTGCTTCTTTTCCGGTACTGCTGGCAACTTGATTACGATGGACACGAACAATGGCACAAGTACATTTGGAGTTGTCAAGACAACTGGAAGCGTGATTTGTGATTACTTGCATTTGACTAGAAGTGCTGCAAGTGGTGGTGCTACGTTTTATGCAGGAGCTAACTCAACTGACAACGGAAGCAATACTGGTTGGATATTCACAGGCCCACCTTCTGGTGGACGAGCACCCTTAGGCCGACGAAGATTGCTTTGTCTAGCCTTTCCTAGAAGTTACGGACAAGAAGGAACATTGGTGGCATAATGGCAAGTCATGTAAGTCATGCGGCTCTGCCGTATCCAATCAAGAATGCACGGTACTCAATCCTTGTTCCGTTCTTGGATGATGACGGTGATCCTACGGACCCTATGACACCAGACACAGAAGTCAGTGAAGATGGTGCCGGTTTCGCTGATGCTGGTGAAGAAGTAACCGTAATCAGTGGCTCGAATGGTATGGGTGTGTTCACGTTCACCGGGAAAGAGACAAACAATAGTGCTGTTGGTGCAGCATTCAAAGTTGCCAGCGGACCAAAAGTACCACTTGGGGCTGTGTATCCACGTAATCTTCCGATTCTTGCATCGGGTACTGCGTCTGCTGGTGCTGCTGGAACGCTAACACTTGCTTCTTCAATCACATATGACATAACCAATTGTTTCCTGCGTACAACTGGTGGGACTGGTGGGGGTGGAACTGGTGGTGCTAATAATCAAGCACGCCGAATCATTTCGTACAACACGAGTACACAAGTTGCAACTGTGTCACCAAACTGGGAGACAACACCTGACGCAACGACAACGTATGACATACTTTGCCCTGAGGGCGTTACACCGGCTATGTTGCAGACAATGAATCCAGCAACACCTGGACGGAAACCAGTCATTGACGCAAATGGATTGATTGACGCCTTAACTGTCAGGGTTGGTCCGACTGGAGCGGGTACGACACAAACGGCAAGAGACTTGGGACTCGCACTTCCTGCTGTTGCCCCAGGTGCAGCGAACGGATTATTGATTGCAGGCAACAACGCGGATACAACTTTTGCTACGTGGACAGTTACAGGACTGACACAGTTGCAATCTGTGTCTTTGTCAGCTTCACTCAATATCACACAAGATTTGGTTGTGAACGGTGCAACTGGTCTCGGTTCCTTTGATATCAGTGGTGCATTCACAGCCACGAATGCGAGCAATGATATCCGTGGCATCGACATTAAAGCATTGAATGGGTCCACACAATCACTTCTTGATTTGAAGGACTTCGCTGATCTTGGCTATAATCCAACCACGCACTCTGTTGTACTGGTTGATGCAATCACACTTTGCCCTGACTCAGCCGGTGTAACGACTTTGCTCACGCGACTAACAGCTTCACGTGCGGGCTACCTTGACAATCTCAATGTTGGTGGACCTGTTTCCAGTCAAGCTGATATTAATGCGTTGAATCAATCTGCCAGTCGCCGAATCATTATGACGACTGTTGGCCAGTATGAACGACCTGAATCAGCTACCGTTACTTATACTGTTGAGACACGAACCTTTGATGGTGATGGTGCAGTAACGAATGCTGACACGACACCAACATTGACAGCAACTGGTACAATCTCCGGAAACTTGTCCGCGAATCTTTCAGCGGCCACGAATCCAGCAACTGGCGTGTATCGTTGGACGTATACTGTTAGCTCCGCCGCCACGAAAGAAGAAATCAGATTTGACGTGTCTGCGACGATGAGCACAGCTTTTACGTTATCTGTCTACAGTCAAGTTGTTGATTTCGTGTCAGCTACTTGGACAACAGCAGATGCAAGCAATCTGACTGCAATCTTTAACAAGTTACCAGTCAACAATATCGCTGACCAGACACTGTTGGCCGCTGCAATTGATGATTTGCCAACGAATCTTGAATTGGATGCAGTTGTTGTTGATATCGCTGCACAAATCACAACGGATCACGGTGCTGGATTATACACCAGGAACACAGAGCCATTGGACGCGGTTGGTACACGTGCCGCTCTTGGCATGGGTGCTGCTGATCTTGATGATCAATTGGCTGAGTTGCTTGCATTTGAACAATACAAGAAAGCACATTTGACTAGTTTTGCAATCTTGAATGAAACGCCAACTACTGCTGAACTGCACGTTTGGCCAGTTGGAACACCGCATATTGAGGATACAGGTGAGTTGGAAGTGATTGCTTTGTCACGTGTTGATGCTGTTTCACCTTGGATTGAAGCAACATTATGATTGGTTTTACTCATTTACCTGTTGCACCTTTTTGGCCAATAACTGGTGGTACACCACCTGTTGGTACAGGCATTGAACCAGATTACATACGATTGCATCTTGAAATGAATAGGTCGTTGAGACTGAACCTGGAAAAGACACGTGTGCAAAGAATAGCATTGGAACTGAATCAAAGTATTTCTTTGCACTTGGAGCGGTAAGATGCGTGTTGAACTGCATAAAAACGACATTGGCACCTTCATATATGTCGATTTGACGGATCAGAAACAAGTTCTACCGTTGGCCGACGCCACAACCAAGCAATATAAAATCAAGAAGCCAAGCGGCACGAAGGTAACATGGGATGTTGATTTCTTCACGGATGGTTCAGATGGGATGCTTGAGTACGTGACAGAATCTGGTGATTTGAACGAAGTTGGGTCATACGAGATACAAGTGTACATTGCGTCACCTGACTGGACGGGACATTCCCAAAAGGGTAGATTCACTGTATACGCTAACGACGCTGCGGAGTAGTTATGGCAACCGAAGGACCAGTTAATTTGGCTACATGGACGAGTGATGATTCTGTTGGAACCATCCCTTGGACTGATCCAGACAATGCACGATTGTCTGACTTGGCTTTCGCTGCTGCTGATGTAGGCACAGATACGGTAATGCTGAGCCTACGACTCATTCGCAACGGTGAATTGTATGGTGAAGAATTAGCAGCTAATGAATCTTTGCCACTGACAGAGGATGATATACAATACAATGTTAATCTTAGCTTTCTGTTGACTGGTGCTGACGTCAAAGCTGCTAACTTTGGTGTTGTGATACAGATTTCTGGCTCAGATGGCGAGAGCGAATACTTAAAAGGATTAGACGCAGCATTCTCTGTTGTTCCTGACACTGATCGAATCAGTGATATTACAATCATTGTCAGAGCGATGGATCAGTTCGGTGTACAACATGTCAATCTCACAATCACTTACGGCCCACCGCCAGCACAAACAGTATCTGATGTAGAAAAAGGATTAGGAATATGAAAGCGAACAATTTCGCCGAGAACTATCGTGCAATCATCGTTGCATCTGTTGCAGGTGAAAAATCATTGAAAGTGCTCATTGATGCTGCTCTTGCAGCAAAATCAGCACCAGCGAACACGTTGCCGGAAGGCACGATTATACAGATTGCACTCACACCAGACGCTACTTTGTTGTGGGCTGATTCAATTACGAAAGATTTCGCTTCGCTTGCAGCGAACACACGCAAAATCTTTCCGTTCATTGATCCATTATCAAATTTAATCGTCAAGAACGCTGCAAACGTGCTTGTGGAGTTGTACTTTGTCGATTAACGCGATGAAATCAATGTTCATGGAACGAATTGCTGCTGGCCTGAAAAGGAAAGCAGTAACCAAGTGTTCCAAATGGGCTGAGACCTATCGTGTTATGGGTAATCAGTTCCCTGGACCTTGGGGTTGGGGACAACACCCGTGGCTCTATGAGATTCATGATCGTGATGCAGAATCATTAATCGTACAGAAGGCGGCACAAATCGGATTCACAGAGTTGGCTCTAAATAAGTCACTCTATACGATGGATGTGCTTGGATTAAATGTTCTTTACATCTTACCAACTGATAAAGATGCGAGTGATTTCTCCGCTGCACGATTTGACAAAGCATGGGAAATGTCACCGTATTTGTCTAGCTTCTTTGTCAATGTTAAGAACGTTGGTCATAAGAGAGCGGGCAGCACAAGCCTTTACGTACGAGGCAGTAGAAGCAAGAGTCAGCTCAAATCAGTGGACACGGCATTTATCGTATATGACGAATACGATGAAATGAAACAATCGAACATTGCATTGGCAAAAGAGCGTCAAAGTGGTCAAGTCGAATCAACACAACGTGAGTTCAAGCTCAGCACACCAACGATTGACGATTACGGAATCAATGAGGAGTTCAAAGAGGGCACACAAGAGCATTACTTCTTCAAGTGTCCGTGTTGTGGTCGTTTGATTGAACTGTTGTTCCCGGACTCGATTAAAATCATTGGCGACAATAAGCTAGACCCTCAATTCGCTGAAACACATTACATTTGCACACTTTGTAACGGGAAGCTACATCATCAAGATAAGCCTAAATTCCTGAAACCACGAGGCTTGGGCGGGTCAGCACATTTCGTACCTAGTCATACTGATCGAGCGAAACAGAGTTTTTACGTGAATCAAATGTATTCCACTACCGTTTCGCCAGTCAAGTTCGCTACTGGCTACTTGGAAGGGATACATGACCCGACGAAACAGACAGAATTCTTTAATTCAAAGGTTGCGATTCCACATAGAGTTGCTGGATCGAAGATTGAAGATGCTGATTTGATCCAATGTATCAGTGATTACAGTAAAGGAACGAAAGGAAGTGGATTTCATCCCATTACGATGGGTGTTGACGTTGGAAGTGTGTTGCACTTCGAGATTGACGAATGGTACATTGATGATTTATCGGTAGCAACTGAGGAATTGAGCGAAAACGCGACACCGAAACTGTTGTATGAGAATACGTCAAGCGGCAAAATGACTGATTTTGACGAACTTGACGACTTGATGCGGCAATATAACGTCGCTTTTTGTGTGATTGATGCTGAACCGGAACGAAGAGAGGCTCTGAAGTTCGCAAATCGTTGGTGGAGCAAGGTCTATCTCTGTGATTTCATCGTTAGCCAGATGGGGCGGACCATAACTTACACGCCAGAGGAAGAATGCACGATCCGTGTCAACAGAACTAGTTGGATTGACGTTGCGTTGGCACGTTTTCGCAAGAAAAAGATCCTTTTGCCCTCTGATGTGTCTGAAACATACAAACGACAAATCAAAGTACCGCAACGTGTGTATAAATTCGACAATTATGGCAATCCTACTGGTGTCTACGAGAGTACATCGGCGGATCACTTCGCGTTCAGTCGAGTCTATGCAGAGATAGCACTCCAATTCGCGATCACGTGTAGACAAACGCAGGATATTTATGACTAAGTCACCAATCCACACACGACACCCTGAATATACTGAGAAGTTGCCAGATTATCAGAAATGGCGACTTGCTTATGAGGGTGGTCGTGATTTCATTGATGCGTACTTAGTTAAGCTCTCCACAAAAGAGACTGTTGAGGATTTCAATGATCGTAAGCTATTAGCATACTGCCCGGCTTTCAGTTCAAGTGCGATTGATGACATAAAGAATAGTATCTACAGTCGTACACCGGACATTACACGTGTTGGTGGACCTACTTCTTATCAGAAAGCTGTCAAATTGAATGTTGATCGCTCTGGTTCGTCGATGAATACATTTGTCGGCACCGAAGTACTGCCTGAAATGCTCGTTGAATCAAAAGTTGGTGTGTTGGTTGATATGCCGCGTGATCTTGGCATTACATTAAAGGATAAAGGCGAAAAGCACCCATTTCTCACCTTATATCAGGCCGAAAATATCCTTAATTGGAACTATAAGACATTTGATTCCAAGCAGGTGTTAACGGCTGTAATGCTCCAAGAGACGACCACAACGGCCGATGATTGGGGACTACCTGCGACCTTTGGTGTGCAGTATCGTGTGATGACGCTCATGGCCAATGGTGTTCGTGTACAGTTCTTTGATCATGATGAGACATTAATCAAAACTGTGATGCTTGATGGTTTGACGAAGATTCCATTCACAATCTTTCAGATTCCATTGAGTTTGATGCGAAATGTGGCAGATTATCAGATTGCATTACTTAATCTGGAATCAAGCGACATTTCATTTGCTCGAAAAGCCAATTTCTCGATTTATTATGAGTTCTATGAACAACGTGATGAGGCAGCACAACAGAAACAAGCCAACGCCAAAGGTCAAACGGTCAATAAATCAGCAGACAGAGAAGTGCAAGTTGGACTCAGTAAAGGCCGACGATTCCCGGCCGGTGTAGAACGACCAGGCTTCGTTAATCCCGATCCTGGTGTCCTTGAGATTAGCATGAAGAAAGGTGATCAATTAAAGGATGATATCCGATTGATTGTGAATCTGAATCTTGCAAATGTCAATGCAAGAGGGTCGTCTGCTGACAGTAAAGAGATTGATAAAGAAGGATTGGAAGCCAGTCTCTCTTATATCGGTCTACTTCTAGAGAAGGGTGAGACTGAGCTAGGTGAGCATTGGGCAGCATTTGAAGGTGATGGTAAACAACCTGAAATCGTTTATCCACGCACCTTTAACATGAAATCGGAGAAAGAACGTCGCGAAGAAGCGATGGACTTGGACATAATCAAGGATAAAGTGGCATCAAACACGTTTAAGCGTGCAATTGCAAAGAAAATCATACGAATCAGTGTTGGTGCTGATGTTGCCGATGCTGAATTGAAAAAGATGTACAAAGAGATTGAGGAAGCGAAAACGCTTACTTCTGATGCTAAACAAATCCTTGAAGATCACGAAGCGGGCCTCGTTAGCGATAAGACGGCAGCGGTCGCACGTGGTTACGAGGAATCAGAAGTCGAACAAGCGAAAAAGGATCGGGCAGAGAGAATCAAATTGACGATGGAAGCCCAGGGCGGTCCACAAGGTGATGGTGCTGCTCGTGGTGCTCCTGAGTTCGGTGGTAAGACGGGTGAAGATGAGAAAGTGGGCAAGCCAGGTCGCGGAGAGAATAAATGAGCGCTTACTGTACGATGGCAGAAGCCGATGACTACTTCCTCACGAAGCGAATCAATTCTGAGGATTGGTTCACTAATTCTGAGGAACGTAAGGACGCGGCTCTTGAAACAGCCACGCGATATATTGATTTGTTGAACCTTGTCGGTGACAAGCATCTTGAGGATCAGGAACTTGAGTTTCCTCGTGATGACGATGAAGATGTGCCTGAACCGATTAAAATGGCGACATACGAGATCGCATTCGCTTTAATCACAGGCCGTGATATTGAGATGGAATCAGAAATGGATGGAGATTCATCGCACAGCGTTGATATGGCTCGTGCGAACTTTTCTGGTTTCATCAATGAAGCGAGAGTCCACGGTATTCCAAGCATTGTCGCTTGGAAGCTTTTACGTCCCTTCACAAGGGACGGGTCTACTTTTACTCTTAGTCGTACGGACTGAGAGGGAGGAATTGTATGAGAATCAGGAAGTGGTATCGTATCTATCGTGATGGTGCAGCAGCCGGAGCAGCAGCGGCTGGAACGGCTGATGCTGGAGCAGCGGGTGCTGGCGAAGGTAACGGCGAAAAGACCTTCACACAGAAGCAAGTCGATGACTTGATTGGCAAGCGTCTTGCTCGTGAAAAGAGCGAGAAAGAAGCTCTGGTCAAGCAACTTGAAACATTCAAACAGAACACATCGCTGTCTGAGAAGGCCCAAGAAGAATTGCAGGGCCAAATCGACACGTTGAACAATTCACTTCTTACAAAAGATCAGCAATCAGCTCAAGAGCGACAGAAGCTCGAAAAGAAGCACGCTGATGATTTGAAGAAGGCTGGTGACGAAGCCGGATTGTGGAAGAATCGCTTCACAACCGCACAAGTGAATCGAGCGATTACTGACGCGGCAGTATCTGCGGGAGCGGAAGATCCGAGCCAATTCGTTCTGATGTTCAGTTCGTTGGCACGGTTGGAAGAAGCAAAAGACGCCGATGGAAAGGCTACTGGTGAGTTTCTTCCGATGGTACGATTCCAGGGTTTGGACAAAGACAAGAAGCCAGCGATTCTTGATTTGCCAGTTGGTGAAGCCTTCGCAACGATGAAGGAAGCTGGCTTGCACAAGAATCTTTTTAAGCACAGTGCCACGCCCGGTACTGGTGAGGCTGGTTCAGGGAAGGGCGGTCGTGATAATAACTCAGAGCCTAATCCAAGTGATTACGCGTCACAAGAAGAATACGGAAAAGCGTATCAAACTTATCGTGACACGCATGATTTGGATGGCAATGTCATCAAGAAGTAGGAGTGAAAAATGTTGCTCATGCAACGCGGTCGGTTGAAGCCGATGCGAGTGTATCGTGCAAACGATATTTCCGCTTTTATCCCTGAGAAATGGGCGGCGGAAAGTGTTCGTTTGTTGTGGGAAAACATGTTGTTCTCTGACTTGGTACACACCGATTTCAAGAATGAAATCGCTGACTTCGGTGATACTGTGAATACCCGCAAACCGGGATCATTCACGGCCAAACGCAAGCAGAACGACTTGGACGATTTGGAAACGCAGGATGTGACGGCCACCAACATCCAAGTGGTGTTGAATCAACGCATCTACGTTTCATTCTTGCTCGGTGATCGTGCTCGCACGATTCCGTTCAAGAACCTCGTGAATGAGTTCCTTGACCCGGCGGTGAAAGCAAACGGCTCTCACCTTGACCGGTGCATCGGTGGACAAGTCTACCAGTTCCTCGATAATCGAGTTGGTGCACTTGGTCTCGCTTCCTCGACAACCATTTCTGATTACATGGTTGACGCGGGCGGCGTGATGAATGTCAACAAGACGAGTTTGCAAGGTCGTAACATGGCCTTGGCTTCTCGATCAGAACGAGCGGCACAGAAAGTCGATTTGTTCAAATCGGCTGAACGCCGTGGTGATGGTGGTCGTGCTCTGCGTGAAGCATCGTTGGGTCGCGTTCATGGATGGGATAACTTCCTGTCTCTGAATGTCCCGTCGATTAGTGGAGCAACAAAGACGGCTGCTACGACCACGACGGCTGCGGCTCTTCCAGGTGCACTTGTCGTCGCCATGACCGCTGTGACTAACCTGAATCCAGGTCAGTACTACACGGCTGTTGGTGATTACACAGCACTTCGTGTTGCGTCTGTGTCGTCATTGAACGTCACCAACACTCGACCGTTGCTCAATACGGTTGCAAGTGGTGCTGCTGTTCAACCCTATGCTCTTGGAGCAATCAAGCAGGGTTCTGCAATCGCTGCCGGTGATACCACCGTTGGTGTTGCTGATGGTTACCCCGCTGGTTGGATCAAGGGTATCGTTGTTGATGGCACTGGCGTGCCGCAAGTAGGTCAGTTGGTTGCTTTCCGTGCTGCTGCTAGCACGGTTCATCCGACTGAATACTGCATCGTTGACGTCATTAACAACGGATCGGATTACACGATCACGTTGGATCAACCGCTGGTTGCCACTTTGGCAGACAATGACATTGTTTGCTACGGCCCGGATGGTGATTTCAACTTCGGATTCCAACGTCCGGCAGTTGCTTTGATCACCCGTCCGTTGGCTGTTCCGGAACCTGGTTCCGGTGTCCGTGCGGCTTCGGCGGAGTTCAAGGGTTTGTCGCTTCGCGTCGTAATCACTTACGACGGTAAGGCACAGGCCACTCGTGTGACCGTTGATGGTTTGTTTGGCTTGAAGAAGCTGGATACGCCTTACGGCATGGTTATGTACGGTTAGTTCGCGTTGGGCAGTTTTCCGTGGAGGGTGGGCAATGGAATGCCCACTTTATAATGAATCACCGACAATTAATGATTCGACGCCAGTTAAGACGTAAGCTTTATACGCTTAGACGTCGTTTCGGTATTCCGATTGATCATTATAGCGTCACGGTTGGCACGCCTGATTACGAACTAGGTACAAGTGACGCAACAGTCGTCAAGACAAACTTTCCGCTTGCGATCACAATGTCAGTTACATCCAAGCGTGATTTTGAGTATGATCTTGGTTACGTGAAGGCAAACAGTAATTTCGTGTATGGTGGATTCTTTGAAGTCGGTGATAGACTAGTAATAGTTGAAACTGACATTACAATCGAGCAACGTGATTACTTCATCATCGAAGGTAAAAGATACAGTATCCAGACGTTGGGGAAGATTGATCACAACGTTGGATACGTTTTTCATCTACGAATGACGAAGGGCGTGTTGCCGAATCAGATCATTGAGAAATCAGTGATCCAAAAGTTTGTGATAACAGATGAGCCAGCAATTCAGTGAACATTGGTCACGATGGATTAAAGCATCGTGTGCGAAGCACTTTTCAGGGATTTCGGATGAAACGAAATTCTTTGTTGAGGGCTTTGTACGCGATACTGAGAATCTACCTGATTGGGTTGAGTTCAGGATTGATGGCCCATTTATCAAAGAGCATACAAGAGAGAGCTGGGAGCTTGCAATCGAGATTAATGTTTTGATTTCAGTTACCGAAGGGGTTGACATTTATCGACAAGAAGTGATCGTTGGACGGGTGACTGAACTGTTCCTTGATTGCATACGCGTCTATCGTTATGGCAACGGACCTGATGACGACCAAACGGAATTAGGTTGCTTAGAACTTCGTAAGCCATCGAATCGTGAAAAGTTGACGGTAAGCAATTTTGGCAAGTTACGTCCAGATACACAGTTAACGCAAGCTTCTGTTGAAGGTCACTACCTCATGTTTCTTGATTAGGAGAACGAAATGGTGCTTCGTGCTGCAGTCGATTTGAAAGACTGCGTGATAAAGTTCTTGGACGGTGACACACCGCCCACTGAGCTTGAGATTAAGCTCGATGAGGGCAATCTCACATGGTCGGAGAAGCGGAATATTGAAGTCAAGAAAGATCGCGGTCTACTTGACTACGCCAAGGAAGGCGACGAAGAACCGATGGAAGTGACTCTTGAGTGTCGGTTCTCGGCAATCATTTCTGGTGACGGTGAAGACGTCACACCTTCTGAGTTCTTGAAGAAGGAAGGTGCTGCGTCGGCGTATCTCAGTACCTCTGGTGATTGCGAAGCAGACACGATTGATATCGTCGTTGAGATCACGCATGATTGCGGAACTGTTCTTGACGAAATTATCACCTTCGAGAAGTTCGCTTACACTTCCATTGGCGGCGATTTCAAGGCTGGCACACTTTCCATTCAGGGAACCTGTGTCTCGGTCAAACCTTCCTCTGTTCGCACGGACATGGCTTAACATGAAACTCCACGGAAAACCAGTGATTCCACCGCCCTCGGTAGATATCAAAATCTACCGAGGGTCGGAGGAATATATCTTTACAGCACAGGCGGTGCTGGACTTTGAACCTTTCGAGCAATTGGTGCCTTTACCGAAGCCACCGTTGCGAACTGAAATCAAAACTGGTCGTCGGACATACGATCATAGTGACAAGCGATACATGGAGAAAGTTGGTCACTATTCTGAGATGCGTACGGCGTGGTTGATGATTCAATCACTCCAAGCGACAGCAGGATTGGAATGGGAGCAAGTTGATCCAAAAGATCCAGCAACATGGCTCAAATGGGTCAACGAGTTCACA